CCTGTGGGCAGCAAAGCCCAGCAAACTGATCATGGTTTATACAGGATAGGTCCATAAAGATTTTGCCTGGTCGACTTCAGCATTATATGTAAGTGAATAATGTTGGTCCTCTGGTGCAGTTCCCTCGCTAATGGAGAGGGGTGTCATGGTTTCCATGGCTAACGTAACCGTAATGGTGAACGTGCCGAATGGTGGTCAGTGCTCTGATATAAAGGTTTATTGGAGGCGTTAATTCGCAGCAGCTGGGAGCGCCTTAGTAGGTTGAACGACTGCCTGTACCAGTGTGAGGTTCACAACCTTAGTCTGAACAGTCTGCTTGCGTAAGTGCCAATACGTAAACAAACAACATTTGTGCTTAACTTTGACCACGACGTGGCCCTCTGGCGAGAACAGAGTCTATATAGAAAGCACGAATACAACTACCAATAAGACACAACTTTGCACTTAGTGTAATTTCATGATGGTAGACCAATTAACAGATCAATCTGGGCAGGCCAATCCTGACCCCATCCTAACAGAAACTTTAGACACTAGTTCGGATGCTGGGTCAGTGGCAGACCAGAATGAGCTCATCATGAATAATAATCTTGTGGTGGACACAATACTTTCAACAAAGCCCGTTGGGGCAGCCCAAGGGCAAGGGTTGAATATCAACGTGCATACGTCAGTAGAAAGTATCGAACAACTCTTTAAAACTATGTACAAGCAGGGTAGGGATAGCAAGAGTAGCGGTAAGCTTGTTTTTCCTATGTCCGAAGCCGTTTCGTTTCCTGCCTTCGATAGTTTTGCTATGTCACCACTCCCTGAGCTGGCTCCCTCTGAATTTAAAATGGTGGAAAGTATAGTAGAAGAAGGTTCGTCCGTAACCCACAACCTGCACTATCCTATTGAAATGTTGCTCACGGATGGTGAGGGCTTCTCTCACAAGGAAGGAGCTCACACTAAGATAGCTGACGGAATGGGGTTCCCCGCACTCTACAATGCGGAACATCCGTCATTTAAATCGCTGGAAGTAAGGGGTAAACCTTCTCTTATGCAATACCCGTCAAACATATCACCATCAATCTTGAACAAGATAACATCCACCTTTGACCCAACCACAGCTAGAGCATGGCAAAATTCTTTTCAACTCAAAAATGAAGCCGATGCTATGTGGATTTTGCGAAATAGGGCTAGGTCCGCGGTGGTGGGTGACAATCATATTGCTCTATTAGTCTCAGCTCTATCGTATTACTTCGATTCGATGTACGCTTTAGCCGAAGGTGTTGTTCCTGCTAAGCTTGGTCAAAGGACCGTAGGCTATGCTTATAACGTATATAGGGAAACCAATTGGGTGTCATCAATAGGCGATGGAGGTAGGGAGATAGTAAATTGTATGGGTATGCCTAGTGAATATGTCCACTTTTGGGCCATGTGTTGCTTGCCATCTTTAGAATTTTATTCAGCTAAAACAACCACTAGCGGCAGTGTTGGTGTTTCACCTTTCTCACTCTTCAAAGGCAAGTTGAGAACAAAACTTGCAGTCATATCGGAACATTCCATACACTTTGGCAATGCCACTCCAAACTGGTTTGGTAAGCCCAATGTAATCCTAAGTTTTATCGAAATGTATGTTATGAAGTTTGGACTGGGTTACCAGCTAAACGATGCATTCC